CTTGAACAAACCCAATATCATAGGAGCAAGGGAAGGTAGTGTCAGACCCTGTGTATCCAGTTGAGTTAGTTCCTACTATATAATGTTTGTAGTTTATGAGCCCGTTTACCTGAGAGCCCGCGTCCATCCATGCGCCTTGTTGGCTCCAGATTTTTAGCTGGTCTGTGCCTGTGTCAAACCACATATCCCCCGCAACGATATCTACTGTCGGGGCGGTTGCACTTACATGATAAACACCAAAAAATTGCTGTACGTCTTGAGTAGCTGAATTTGCTAAATCTGCGTAGTACTTGGATGAATACAAACTTCCGGATACTGGTGAGCCCATCTGATTAGCCCAGTTCTGAGCTAGAGTTGCAGATCCGGCCGCATTATTTTCAGAGGTCAGTGCGTTGGCCGCACTAGTGGCGGCATTGGTGGCACTTCCTAAAATAGCATCAACGTAGGATTTGCTGGTCGCATCTCCTGCCAATGTTGGGGTGGCAAGATTAAGTATCTTGTTATTGCCGAGGTCTAGAGCCCCTGACAGAGTGCCGCCCGTCTTGTTTAAGAACGTATCTACATAGGTCTTATTAGTGGCGTCTGTACCCACAGTTGGGGCAGGGAGGCCGGTAATAGCATTGGAGTTTGTGTTGATGTCACCCGACATTGTGCCGCCCGCTAGGGGTAGCTTTGTCGCTATCTCGTTAGTAATCGTTGTCGAGAAGTTAGGGTCATCTGCTAGTGCCGCCGCCAATTCGTTAAGCGTATCTAAAGTCCCTGGGGCTGAGTCAACTAAGTCGGCAAGACCAGTATCCACATATAACTTCGTGGCCGCATCAAGAGGATTAACAGGGGCCGATAGATTTGTAACCGTCCCAGAAGTTCCTGCGTTTAGGTTAAGTGAACCTGAGATGTTAACGTCTTGGAAACTACTTGTTCCAATAGATGTAACGTCACCCGTTACAGGGCCCACATGAGTACCTGTTGTAGTACCCGTCACCGCGCCTGTGATATTACCCGTTACGTTACCTACAAAGTTTGTACTTGCAGTAATAACCGTGCCCGTAACGGCAGTAGCCGTAGACGCGCCAATTACGGTGTTATCAATGCTACCACCATCAATATTAACGCCAGTGCCAAGATTAGCAGTACCATTAACATGGATGTTTGTAGAGACAGTCACACTGCTCAGAGCGGCCGTTCCTGTTAAGACATTTATCCCGCCGGACAGGTCTATATTGTCGCCATAGATTGTATCTATGTACCCAATGCCATCAATATAAATATCTTGGTACTGTAGGGCCGCACTACCAATGTCTATGGTATTCGTAATTTTTGGCGTCATCTGTGCCAAATGGGTTGTTGTATTTAGCTCAAACCAGACTGCCTGTGCGGCCAGATTACTTTGGCAGATGTGTACGCGGTTAGTTGTAGTGTTAATCCATATTGAGCCTACAGAGTAACCGTAGGTAGCGTCATCAATGGATGACGGATCAGCTACTGCGTTTGTATTATTTCTTCCACCAACACCGCCATTAATATCTAAGAGATACCCAACAACAGAAGTTGATAAGGGTATTGGCGCTCCATCATTAGTAGTGCCTGTGTGGGTGTGCCCAGAGGTTCCGCCAAAAGCGTCTGCAATAGCATTAAATTCAGCGTTTAGAGGCGGTGCAGTAATATTTGCACCGTTAATGATGTCAGCAACGGAAGTTCTAGAGTAACCTATTGTCATTTATAATCTTCCCGCTATTGAGAATTCAAAGACAATGCCTTGAATACTGTATGGTTCAGTTATCCCTAAAGTTACGAAAGTGGCTTGTGCCGCCTGACCAGATCCTTGGACATCTGTGGTGATGATGGGCTTATCCGTGCCGCCATACGCCACATTAACGCCGTTATACGTTATGTTTATGCCTTTATAGACTACTGGGGCCCCCTCAGAAACTTGCACCCAAGAATTGGGTTTTGCAGTCTTAGGGTCATTCCAATCGTAGTTTAGAGCCATGTTCATTTCTAGCGGCCCCTCTGCTCTGATGAAGGTGTTTACTTTCCGCATAACTTTTCTTACTTCAGTCTCCCCGAAGTCAAAAAACGGAGTGGCATAAATGGCTAGTATTTTAGATCCATCAAAGGAGTTATCTCCATTTTCACTCCGGTAAACTTTTCCGTTGTGGTCGCCGTGCAAGACTACCTCAACATTGTTAACGTATTCGCTAACAGCACAACTTGCGCGTACTCCAACCATCTCCCCGAATTCCCATCCGAGCCGCTGATCAGCACTCCGCAAACCACCTATAATTCCAAAGCTTTCTTCCTGATCCACAACATTTGGAGGATCAATGAAGTACCTAATTTGGCTTTTTGAGCGGATAACAACGCCAACCAAAGAGTCTACATCGTAGACATGGGGTAACTCCCTGAGAAGTTGTTGTATCGGCTTAGAAATTGTTTCTAGTTCAATGTCACCAATACGAGATGTGCCCGCAACAGGCCGGAAACCATCTGGTGCTAAAAATATCAAATCTCCGCCTATCTCTAAGACAGAGTCTCGGGCCATACAGCCCACATTATTCGTAACATGCTCAATAGAAAAGTCGCCATTGGCGCTGACTATCGACTTCTTAATGTTGTTCTCACCGAATAAAAATAAGTCATCTCGGAAAGTCTTAAATGCAACGATATCAAACCCAGCAATTTGCTGTCCAGCACCTACACTAGCGCCCTGAGAGGTCACTGCCGCATTCCAATCAAATGGATTATTCGGGCTTGAGTGAGCTAACTTTGACGGGTCTGTAGGATCACCACTTAAAAACAGGTGATTTTTAAATACGTCCACAATAGAGGGCTGGTCTAAACACTGAGATCCCCCTGCATTTAGGGCATCTACCCCTGAGTTGGAGCTAACAATAACATTCCAATATAGGCCGTTATAGACAAGGGCGTTATTCGCACCATCTACAAAACAAATCATGTTACCAGAGCCGAAATTAAAATTAACAGATCTTACTCGGTTAATTGGCGTAATTTGCCCAAAAACAGACATTCTACGCAACTCAACACCGGCTGAGTTAATAGGAACAACCTTCTGCCATCCTCCGCCCGTTTCTTTGTAGAAACAGTACTCATTAACGTCTATCTCAATTACATCTCCGGCGCTTGCTGGGGTGTTAAGAACAAACTCATCTCCCCCCGCCGTATTTAAATTAATAGTAAAATCAAGAAGAACATATTTTCTTGTGCCATTAATGTAGGCCCAAGTATTGTTAGCAACAAGAACGTCCAGAGTTCTGCCGTTGTCATCAAAGCCAATGAACGATGTCTGCCCCGCCACGGCCGTAAATTTAAAAGTCTTTACTTTTCTAGTGGCCCAAAGTTCTTTCCCGCCCGTTAGATCATTCTTAAAGAAGTCCAAAGACAAGATTTTTCCACCGCCATTGAGCGGGTCAACTTCCGGCGCATACGATCTGTATGGTGCGTACCCTTCTATTCTCCGGTATCCCCCAAACAACGAAGGCTCAAAGTTCACAAGCCGTATTGCACTACCTGGACTATTCTCAGATAGGTCGAGGTGGTTCTCATTAGAGTTTAACCCCCCTCCGCAAACGACTTTGTAACTTTCAATTTGATCTGGCATCTAGAAATAAGCCCTAACCACTCGTAGAGTCCGAGTATCCGTAACCGTCTGGTACTGATTGATTAGAATTCCTTGCATGTTTTTAATGCCCTCTTGAAAAAGCTGGAGAGCAATACTGGCCGCCTCATTATTGTTCCTAAATAAGTGCATCTGACTTAGCGCACCCTCAATAATGACATAGTCATAGGGTGTAGGAATTCTGGTAGCGTCAGTATTTAACTGTAAATCTGCGTAGTTTAGGTAATAGCGATATTGTATAACGTAAGGCTTATCCGGAGTAGGAGACACGATATACCCGTTACCGTGGGCGGGAGCTACTAAAGTAGGTAGTCCGAGGCCCGTAGAGTTATCCGCGTCTAAATCATCTGTCCGGTGCTTATCGTAATAAACATCCCGCGATATAAATTTGAGCTTAGATGTTGAATTTCCCAGTAGTGGATTTTTCGCCACTATAAAACTTTCAAAATCTGCTGTTTTAAAGTACTGAGGCCAAGAGTAATCTTCCTGCCCCACATTCAAAGTTTGCGTATGTTCCGCAGAATTAAAAGGCCACTCGTACTCCGCCGCGTTTATTTGCGCGATAGAGTTTCTTATGGCGTCTTTTGCTAGGGCTTGAACCCCTCTACAACCAGTAAATTCAACTACCTTTACCTCAACTTCGTTGAGTCTTCGTAGAAGCTGGTTAGTTAAATTTATAAAAGATGTAGCCATTCAAGAACCCCAAAAATAAGGAAAGGAGCCCCCATTACAGGGGCCCCTAAGTTTGCTACTTAGGCTACGTTGTAAGTGGCAGTCATGATCGCTTCTGGACGAAGGATCTTACGGCCGTACAACTGCATCCCACGCACGATGTCAGCAAAAGATGCTGTATCGCGGTAGCTTTCAGTCTTATTGAGTTGTTGAGCAGTTGCTACGGCAGACTTATGCCCAGCTACTACAGTACCAAAGTTAGTCTCAGAACCAGTTGAAAGTACAGTACCGGCTCCAGTTCCAACGTAAGGAAGGTTATTTGACTTGTAGACTTTAAAGCCTCGGATCAAGCCTTCACCAACGCGGCCGTTGCGAATTTCTTCACCACCACCAAAGTCAGCCGAAACGAACTTGGAATTTTCGTCCATGAGCATTTCGTAGAAAACTGGATCTGCTACAAACCAACGATCCGCTGTATCAACATTAGCTTCGTCCATCTTACGAGCCATTCGGTTAAGAATAGCCAATGGAGAAGTAATGCCGCCAGCACCACCACCAGCCGCAACTGGGATAGAAGTAGCTTCAGCGTCAACACCTAAATCAGATCCACCAAAGTCGAGGATTGACAAAGCGTTTGCCGCTAAAAGCTCATCGTTTCCTGCGCCTGAGTCTGCTTTCGTGCCATTTACGGCGCTACGGCGTACCCAAACATTGGAACCATTAAGCTCCCAACCCGACAAGTAACCAAGTACTTCAGCATCAAAAGTATCGCGTAGCTTGTATGCCGCACGATCCGTTGCCAAATCCATGAAATTTACATGGGAGTGGGCAGTTTCGATGTCATCCATCTTGAACATAAAGTAATTGGCTTGATCAATTACGAGCGAGAAATCTGCATCACTCAAATCTTGAGCGGCTACCTGAGTTCCCCGAGCGTAAGTTGAAACAGTGATTTCTGGCTCTTTGATAATCTTAACACTGTCTCCAAATGAGCTAATCTCGCCCAAATAATCGGTGTTAGTAATATCTTCGCAGACACTGCTCTTGCGAAATTCCTTTTGAACACGTTTGCTATAAAGTACGGCCGAAAAGTTACCATTTGGTAAGTTATTGTGACCGCTTGCGCTATTAAAAGCCATGAATGGCCTCCTTATTAAGTTAAGTTGTGTGAAAAACCTCAAAGAGGTTGGTACAAAACAGAACGAACCAAGGTGCTAAGGGCTGAATAACTACTGGGTAACTTTTCTCTTTATAAACAAGCACATAGTCGAAACTATGGGCTTCCTTATTGATCCAAGGGCCAATAGGACAGGTAACTTAAACTGTTCTTCTGAATAATTGCAAAGGTAGGCAAAATATGCGGCTTTGCGGCATTTACGAACTGTGTTAGTTCATAACATATTTGGTGTTGTTATAACACGATAGTTATGTCTCTTACAAGTGTTATCTTGCGCCACCAGATAAGTCGTACTCGAAAGTTCCTTCCCGAATAGACTTCTGGATAGCATCTTCGCTTCTTTCATATTCAACGGCTGACATCTTCTCTACCTGTGACTCCGAAAACCTTGAATTTCTGGAGTTTGGGGCAGAGGCCGAAGTCCTACCTACAGCCTGTGCGGCAGAGGAGTTATTAGCTTTCCGGCGAGTCTTAATACCCGCATCCGCCTTATAGAGATCTATAGCTCTCGCGGCGGCCTTAGCATCTGTATTGTTCTTATACAGTGCGTCAGCGATATTAGACGGCTGAAGTGCTACCCAATCATGGAATTTAGAGTCAGTCCTAATTTGATCAAAATCGGGGTGCAGAGCTTTTAGCTCTTTTTCGGCAGTCTCCTTAGTGAGCCTAGATTCGATAGCAGTGACACGATCTCCGTGGCGTCTTTCCAGAGTTCTCTGACCTTCGATAACTCGGCGCTGGGCAATGCTGTCAATAATCTTTGCAACATCGGGGTATTTCTTAACCCACTCAGCAACTTCAGAGTCACTTTTAGGAAACTTGATTTGTTTCTGGGTTGCTTGGCTTAGATGTGAACGAAGTTCTTGTATTTCCTTATCTTTGCCGGACATCTGGGACTGCATGTGTCTACGCAGATCTCCGTAGCGTTTTTTAAATGACGTTTCTTCAAAAGGCTTATCGCCCTCTGCGGTTTGGGGTAAATCCTGCTGAACCATTTCTGATTCATCAAGACTATCTCGGTATTGGCCTTCATATTTAGCCATATAGTTCTCCTCTAGGGGGCCTCAAAGTAGTTTGGCGAAAGTGCCAAAGGTTTGCGGGTAGCCCGTCCTCGCAATTATTTTACTTAATCAAAGCAACAGTCATTTTGGGTTTGTAGGACATCTCTGAGGCTTGCTTCTTAGTCGTAGTCTCTTTGTCATCCATAGTTTCGATCTCAGTCTCTACTGAGGCTTCCTCGACTACATTACCTTCTTCAGTTTCGTAGTCCTCTGGCTCTTCCTCGGGGTCGTAGGATTGAATCTGGCCTTCAAAAGCCATGCTCATAAGGCCCATTTTTGCTTCCATGCGAAGGGCTTGGAATGTCTTTAAGCCGTGATAACGAACAACATCTGCCGGTATTACATACTCCCCCTCACTTAGTAGGGCCGGAATATCGTCACGGACTTCCGCAGGGCTTGATCCAGCGGGAACAGGGTTACCAGAGACAGGATCTGAGCCCACTGTGATACCTGTAGACGAACAATCTCCCATTAGCCCTACGCTCTCGCAGGGGCCTTCGCCGCATGTGGGGCACATATCTGACGCCATTCCACCATGATACAGCGTTTGTGGGCCGGTTTCTTCCTCTTCGTCCTGTTCTACTTCTGCATCCAGCGCCGCCTCAACGTCCTCTTCAACTCGGAGGTCTTCGCTTTCTGGGGTGTCTTTTTTCTTGGTCATATAAATGCCCTCTTAATTGTTACGAGCCATCTCAATGGCTTGCTCTCTTAATGTTTGAAAAGTTCTTAGCTCTGCAATCTGCCCTTGGATGGCTGTAATCTTTGAGTGGTCTGGGGTCTTTTCTAGATACCCACGCAATGTCTCAATGCGCCCAGCCACATACTTATTAAGAAGAGCGTAATGATCTGGGTCATTAACTAGCGGCAGTATCTCTTTTGCTAATTTCTTATCCATTACTTAGACCGCTTGATCTGGGGGTGGCGTTGGAGCCGCCTCTGCATTCTGACCATTAGTATTCCCTGCCGTTTCCGGAGGTGGGGCATTACCTGGAGCTATCTGACCTCCGCCTGTTCCTGTCGGATCTGGGGGGGCCGGTTGCTGTTGTGGGGGCGCTTCTTGGGGCATCATGGCGGCAATATCAGCCATCATCTTCGCCTGTATCGCGGCTTCCCGTGGATCGTTAAGAATCTTATCTTCGTCCAGATCCATAGAAGCACTAAGCTCCCGCAAAATATAATCGTACTTAACAAACGGAGCCATCATTGGATTGGCTGTCTGGTTCATAAAGGATAGCAAACGCTGGCTTCTGACTTCATTACGCATCAGGCTTTCAGTGCCCCTAGCAACGACATTGAGAGCGCCCTTAGACATCTCTGCATCAAAGTTAAATTGCATATTGAAGGCAAATAAGCTTTTGCCTACAGGGGTCAAAAGATAGTCATCAATATTACGCACAACGGCTTTAATATTCTGACTTGCGGCCGATAACAGCATGGACATACCGGACGCGGTTCTACCCACCCCCTGTACGCCGGTCATGCCGTGGGCGTAGCTTGGCATTCCTGTGGACTCATCCGAAAGCTGTCGAGCCTTATCAAACATCATTAAACACTCGTTAGTGACGTTTGGAAACTTGGTTCCGAAGATGGCTTGGCCTGGGGCTCCAGACTGCCGTCTAAATACTTTGCCAGGGTGTATAGAAAGGTTCTGGCCTGGGACTAAATTGGTTTCATCTATTTCAATCAATAGGTTAGATGACAAGGCGGCATTATCTACGGCCATTCGCATAAAGCCATTCATAATTTCTTGCGTGTCTTCCATGTTCTCAGCCAAGCCCACACCAAAGAATGAATATGGGTTAACTTCATATGGGACAGCGCAGTATGGTATGCGAGAAGGGCTGAAAGGATTTAACACCAGACGTAAAATCTGACCATTACAAATCCATGCGTTGATTTGTATTTGATCTCTATCTTGGTATTGCTCCGGAATGTCGATATCGGCTTCTTCAGCAATCTGGGAGTCAATTACACCCCAGTATTCAAGAACCTTAAACCTATCAACATCCCCGCCGACACTGGAGTTATCCTCTAGGGCGCTTTCCCAGTATTCCTTCTCGTAATCTTCGCCAATTTCAATCGCTAACTCTATCGATTCTTCTCTAAAATGTGGTCGATGTTTTAGCTGACGTAATTGGCTTCTATTCATGCGGTGTCGCTGAATAGTAAATTCTGCATCATTCATAGTACGAGCGTCTGGATCAGGATAAAAATCCCAGATCGATACATGCTCTACTTTTGGAACTACGCGAAACTCTGGATCATACTCCCCTGTCTCATTCCACCTTGGGTACTCTTTATCGTGGGCAAATGGCCCTTTGATTACGCCCGTTCCAAATAGGCTCATCTCAAACGCAACACTGCGGAGATGCTTACTAGCCTCACACTCTTCAAGCTGGTCGTAAATCATTCTCTCCATCTTTTGGGCCGCTTTCTTAATGGGCTCAAAAGTAAGTGCGGTAGGAGAAAGACCAACACCGTCTACTAAATCGTCTTGTACACGCTCTAGCTCACTTTGAAGTGGGCCTACTCGGTCAATTAGATCTTTTCTTGTGCTGTTAGCTTGACCTTTCGGCCGCGATTTCGGCTTTGCAAGAACTTCTGGGTCGGCAGAACCTTCAAAATGAACCGCGTCTGCAACATCCCCGACTCCGGTAAAAGGAGCCTCAACGCCTACAGGAAACTTCCCTCCGGCAAAAAGTACGTCTACGATTTGGTTGTAAGACGCTAAAACTTTAGTTTTTGTTATTTTGATAAAGGCTTTGCTTTTTTCTGTGTCGGTAAACTGAACTTCTGGGCCGTATAAACCTCGGTAGTTTCGATAGGATCGTAGCCACCGCTCTTCGTCTGTTTGGCGGGCGTCATTAGCTTTGTTAAATCGGCTGTTTACCCATCCAATAACCCCAGACATTTCCGCGTTTTCTTGGGCAACGTCTGACCCTTCTTCTAGGTGAGCAGGGGATTGGATATCCATCTCAATCGAATCTAGCTCTTGTTGTGTAGGTTTATCCATTATCGCCATATCTAATACCCAAAGTTCGCACTAGCCGGTTTCCAGCCTGTGTCTGGTTTATTCCCCCACTCTTCAAAAATTGATATAGCGCGAGGTCTGGTCATTATTCCGTATCTAATTGAATCAAATGTGTGGTCAGATTTATACCGGACATCGATATCGTCACCGCCCTTTGGATCATTCGGAATGACCGGAAGATCCGCGATTATCTGTCGGCATGTATCAAAAAACATTATGCCAGACATTTGAGTGTCTTCGTTGTACTTTAAAAGCTCATGCAACCTGTTTCGGCCCGCAACACGCGAACCTTTGGTTCGGTCGCTGGGCCTCCACCTAACGCCCATGTTTATCATTTCTTCAGCAATACTCGGGCCCAATTGACCTCTCTGATGCCAACAGGAACTGTCTAAAACCCCGTAGGCGATTTCTTCGCCCTTTTCCGCCTCTATAATTGCGGCCCCCAAATCTCTGGAGGTGTGCTTTGACAAATATAACTCTCTATATACGAGGAGAGTTTCAAAGTTCGGATCTATAGCGTACCAATGGACTGCGCTATAGCTAGAGTAACCGTAATCGCAGGATCTAAAACGCCGCCATTCTTTAGGTATGTCAAACGCTTCGACCACATGGTGATCCAGCCTAAACTCAGGGAAAGCCGCGCCATCGCTAACTGCCCAATCGCCCTCTAGTAACTGCCGCCTTTGCATTTCTGGCAAAGAGAGCAAGTTGGCCTCGTAATCCCCCTCTGAGTACAGATACGGGTTATCCTTCAAAGTAGCGGGTATAAACCGCCGCTGAAAAAGAGCTTCTCCGGCTTTTTGATGCCCGTCCGGATAACGTAAAACTTCACCAGTATCTGGGTCAGTTGCATCGAAAGTTTTCCCTGCCGGAGCAGGGTCTACATACATCTTCTTAACCCAACTATGCCCAACATTACCTGGGTTAGTTGTCGCCCGCATAAATACAGGCAAAGTAGGATCTGTTGTACGCAAGCGAGAGCGCATATATGTCCACGCGAAGCTGGTCGCCCACTGCGTCAACTCATCAAAGGCCACATACGAAAAGGCGAGGCCCTGATACCTTAAAACATCTTCATCCCTGTCGAGGTAACTCATCCAGAGTTTCGCCCCACTAGGGAAAATCCATTGGCTCTTGCGCTCCTGCCACTTCGCCCCCTTAAATGCCTTGGGGTATAACTCTTGCGATTTCCAAATTAATTCTCGCAATTCGTCTGTGGTTTTACGCAGTATCAGCCCGTTGAAGTTTGGGTTTGCGAAGTATCGCATAGGGTCTGCGAGGAGGGCGTAACTTTTTCCTCCACCCGCCGCACCGCCGTACAAGACTTCTCTTTCTGATGCCGCCAAAAATTCTGTTTGTGGCCCTTTGTTAGGGCTGAATATAACTTCCCTTGATTGTACTTCTGGGGCTTCAAAATCTAAAGTATCCGAAAAACTAAGGTCTGGGATGGGTGGTCTGCTTGGGAGCGCCTCTCCTTCTGCTAGTTTATCTAACTTCTTTTTGGTTACCGTTAAGCTTCGCTTGGCTCCTGCTTCTTTTCGCTTGAGGGCGAGGCGTTCTCGCTCTTCTGCGGTTTTTGGCTGTCGCTTTCGCTTTGTCTTTTTAAGTTCTTTAATGCGAGGAGTCTCAGTGCCTCGGCAACGCTTCCAAATATTTGCAAGACCTTGATGACTGATTTTAACGCCTGACTTTTCAGATAGCCAAGCACTTGCCTCACGATAGGAGTGTCCAGAGTCCAAATAATCCATTGCCAGATCCACAAGGCGCACGATTTCATCGTCTGCCACCAAGACCAAAGGGTCTTCTTCACTGGGTCTATAGCCGTAAGGAATTTTTGCATTTGGATTTGGCCTCCTCCGATCAGGCCAATTACCGTTACTCGGCGTCTGTTGTGTCATCTACGGGGCTCTGCTTAGGGGGTAGTACAAATATAGCATTGTCTGGGCCAGTTACTTCTAACTGCTCCTTCTTAACTATCCCCGCCCGATCTAAAATTTGCGCCGCCGCTGACACGGCGTTTCTTGCTCCCATAGCACCTGGATCGATAAGAACATCAACCATGCTAAACGTGGCTCTAGGGGCATTCATCGCTAAAAGTAGGCTAGACCGCTCTATTATTTGATCTTTAAGCGGGCCCACTACTTCGTTTATGCGTGTGTTGTCAGAATAACCAGCGGCCCTCATAGCCTCTCGGATATTCCCTCTCGCATCGCCTGTGAGAGCGTCTAAGAATGCTTCTTGTTTTTGGGTTAAGTCGGTCATGAATTCTCCTAGAAGAAGCTACTTCTTTTTCTTCTTAGAGTAGCCGCCCTTGCTGTAGGTTTGCTTTCCACCGCTCTCTTGCTGGGCTTCTTCGTTAGCATCCGCTGACTTACCGAATTTTGACTTGTGCGGCTTCATGTAACCACCCGTGTAGTAGGCTGGCTTTACTGATGCTCCGCAGTTGGCTTTTCCAATTTTCATTTATTCATCGTCCTCATATTCAATACCCAAGTCGATGGCGTTTACCATCATGGTCAACTTAGCAAATTCTAATATTCCGGTTAGGCGAGTAACACATAGGCCCTCATTAAGCTTATGCTCTAGCCAAGCAGACAATTCCGCCTCGGCTTTTGTAATTTGATTGTCTTCATAGACATATGAGATGTCCCAGACATTGTCGTAATCGCCTTCCTCTGCGTCAGACATATCACCTCAACTGGACTTATAATCTAAGTCGTGTGCCGTAGGACGTTCAGAGGGTTTGTCTTCAATAGCAAAATCATCAGACGCAAAATATTCGGCGTACCCATTGAATATTGGGGCCTTTGTCTGAGCTTGCCTTTTACTGATTAAGCCCTCCTCTACTAAGTACTGTCTAACTTGTTCTAAAGATAGTTTTACTCCGGTATTCGCCTCAATAGCGGCACGGATGTAGATCAAATTGATAACTTGAGTAGGGGTTGCTCTCTTTGATGGAGCCATAGTCTATGTCGCTTGTTATAACATTATAAGTGTCACTGCACAACCATTATAATGGGGGTTGGTAAATAAACTAAAAATCGATGGACAGAATTCAATATCCATGATAAAACTGAGAGGCTACCTCGGAGGGAACATATACTATCCCCCAGAGTAGATTTCCTAAAGATTGAACTTAGCATTCACGCTAAATATGACTCTTTCTTCAGTATCCTCATGTGGCCTAGTGCCGTGAGGGATGAATGATGGGAAGACGATCATCATTCCCTTTTTAGGAGATACAGGAAACTTGTCGTTAAACAGGCTTCCTCCTGCACTACCCCCATACGTCATTGCATACGATGAGTAGGCTGGATTATTAAATATGATCTCGCCCGTGCCCTCTGTGGCGGCCGCGTAAAATACTACGCTCAAATGGGCCAAAGGGTGAATATGCTCTGGGACGAAATGCCCCTCTCCATATATAGAAGCCCATGAATTGGTCAGACCAAATTGCATGTTCTTGACGCCGACCACCCGCAAGTACTTCTCAATCTGCTTTACGGTAACTTTGTGCAGTTCATCAAACTGCTCCTGCTCCGCTAAATTATGATTGTAGAAGCTGGTATAGCCGCTCTTATCGTAGTCCTCTTGGCCCGTTGCAGTTAGGCTCTGACCCCATGAGTGGCTGAGTAGGCCACCTTGAGTATCCTTGCTTCTGATCCCCTTAGCCATCGCGCAGAACTCATCTGCCAAGCGTTCACCTTCCGGTAACACTTCTACCGTAATCGGAAACTGAAACGGCGAGGCTATAAATTCTCCCGACATCTTCAGTCCTCCATAACCACTGCCAGCCAAGACAGGTAGGGGTCGGTATTCTTATGGTTTTTTGCGCTCAAGGAGATGCTCCTCTTGCCCTCGTAATCCTTGCAACTCTCAAACGTGAGAGCCTGATCTTCTAGGCAAAGCAACGCAAATACATCACATCCATTCGCATCGTAGTCCCTAAAGAAGCCGGTCTTACCTTTGGCTATTCCCCAGTGCCTTCGTGTCTTATCGGCGGCGGTTGTCTTAACATCAATCCGGATAGGCCGCCCACCTTGGATAACGAGCAAGTCATAGCCACTGGCATCCGCCTTAGTTACCTCCAGGCCAAAGCCTCCTAAGATACTAGCCACAAAATATTCCCCAATTGTACCTACGTCCGTACTGTTAAGATCTTTCATACGGGTAGGTTTAAACAGGGTATCCTTCTGGTATGTCATCGTTATCCATCTCTAGTAGATCATCGGGCTCAATACGGCCCTCTAAATGTCCGGCAACTTCCCTAAGACGGTCTACATACCTAGCAAACTCATTTGCCATCATATGAAGCTGTCCGGCCCCCAAATTAGAACTGTCTGTCTGGTAGAATTCGATCACACCATCGATTAAGTCATCAAACCCTTGGCGGTATTCAATGAACTCATCATCGTGCAAGTCATTGTTGTGGGATAGGAGAGTCAGAATCTGAAGGACGCCTTTTGCATCAACCTCAAAGTCATTCTCTATGGAAAGGCTAATAGGTACATTCACTACGCCAAAATTTTCAATGCTCATCAGGCGTTCTCCTTATCGGGATAAGGCGTAGGCGCGTCCTTTCTGACCGCACCGCGTGTTGCTTTGTCTGGGTGATTGGCAAACTTAAAAGCGGCCCAGCCCCCACAACGATCTCGGTGTATATCGTTCTCATAAGTGCATGTTTTCGTATATTCATCCCATCTCATTAAAATAGATAGTTCATTCATAATCATGACACTTTCGATACTTAACCTTACTACAGCAGACTAGGTCATAATTCCCTGTTTTGCAAGAACTAATGTCATTACTAATATATAGTTAAGTCAGTTTGACACTAATGTCAAAACCCATCCCATATTTATTTAAAATAACGTCCTAGTATCTTTACAATATCGCGGGGTAGGCATGGCTTGTGTCTGTGCATGGCCCGTTGACAGTCCCATTTTCCTGATTTTGTGCAGAGTGGGTATACGCTATCCCCCCTACCCCCCCTGTCCAATCGCGGGGGGGTCTAATTCGCCCGAAAGCCCCGCCCTGTAAGGGTTTGCGGGTGATCGGAATAAATCGGCCCGAGTAAATGCGGCAAGAATCCGGCCGGAAATAATCCGCAAATAAAACTAAAAAAAAACTAGCGGGCTCGGGCCCAGTAAATAAAAGGGCCGCCGCAATCGGGGCGCATAACGTCATAGTATCGGGCCGTGAATATCGGCCCTCGGGTTTACAGTATTGCAAGCGGGGGGGAATGCGCGGCGGCGGAGCATATTAACCGGCCCTACTCTCTCGGCCATTGTCCGGCCGTGTACCGGCTTTAATCCCCTCGGGTGATGCTACCCTACCGGCCCCGCTCTCGGGATCTGTTAGCGGCCGTTATGGGGCCAGTATTGCGGGCATAAAAAAAGGGCCCTTGCTAGGGGCCCTCGGTGTTACTACTCGGCTCGGGTTATAAAAGCCCGTGAACACTACAACATTCTGAAATGTGGAAATGATCCGGATCTAATTTTAAATCCTTAAACTGTTTGGCCGCCGCCGCTCGGGTTTTAAACTCGGTGCGGTAGGGCTTCAATTGCCTATGGCGGGCCCGTAATGTTTCCCGATCAATGCGAGTGTATTGCACTTGATCATTTGCCATTGGCTCGGCCGTGAATCTCACGGGGGAAATTTCGTAATAAGTATCAGAATAGGAAATTGTCATTACTCGCCCCCCCTTAAAAATCAAAGCCGATAAAAACGGCCGTGGTTGGTTTAAGTTGGATTTCCCGCCCGATATTTTCATAATCAGTACAGCAAAATGATGCGGGGCCGAATTGGTCTTTTCTGTTGTAATGCTCGCGGATATAGATTTTTTGCGCGTCTTCTTTGCGCTTAAATACATCGCCAGATTTGAGGGTTTTTAGTAGTACTTTTTTCATAATGTTTAACCTTTGCTAGTGAGTTAATAAACCGTTAGTAATCAACTAACAGTGACACCCTAGCAATTAACCGGCCCCGAGTAAACACCCCGAGCATAAAAAAAAGGGCCCTTGCTAGGGGCCCTCAATTGTTCCGGCTTGCTGGTGCGGGTTAACAAGTGCATCCAAACTCATCAAAAAGTTTTTCGCCCCATTTACCGTTTTTGGCAATTCCGCATTCGCAATTTTCCGCCCGCCATACTTCGTTTATCGCCTCGCACTCGGCCACAACAACGGGATGCCAGATACTCGCCGCTATTGTATCCCCCGCCGTGAAATTGTCGCGGGCCCATTCTTTAAACTCGGCCGCCTCGGCCGGTGACAATTCGCGGAACATCATGATGCGGCCCTCGTCACATTTACCACGGCCACCAACTCGCCAGACTCTCGGCGCTCATAACCTAGCCCGAGTAAATCACCGGCCGCCGCCTCGGCTTTGATACCTTGCAAGCTAACCCGCCTATCGCCTCGGGCGGTACAGTAAAAAGTAACCGAGCCCGCATTACCCGAGCCGGAATACTCGGCCGGAATCCGGATCTTTTCACCGGCTTGCATGGCGGCATAATCCACCCCGAATAAGAGCGCCAATTGCCGCACCGATTTGTTAGCGTCAATAATGCATTTTTCTAGCATGGTGCGAGTGAGCCGCAACCGGCCGATATTGTCCGGCCGTAGTGTTTTTAATATCCCGAATTCGGCGGGGGTTACTTTCTCACTGGTGAGCCCTACCGGCCCCGATAATTTTACCGCGTTATTAATAGGCATTTTTTAACCCTCCAGAGTATTCCGGCCAATGCTCGGCCAGTGCGGCATATGCTTCGCCACAGTATTGAGATTCGTTTTTATAATCGGGCCAGACACCGGCCGCGACATTGTCGCAATAGGTGACCTGTTGCAGTATTTCATGGCGGAAATCATCCGCCCCGACTAGCCCGAGTATTGCGAGAAAAGCGAGGGCCCCGAGGGCCCCCCAAATTATATTTTTGATATCCATAATTAAGCCGCCAAACGTAGGAAATTTTCAGATCCGACAATGCGCGATACTTCGCGCTCTCGGCCGTCTAGGGTCACCGCCACGTTATCAACATTGCCGGAATTCCTAACAGCGAATTGATCGGCGTGGCTACTGTACGCGGTAAGGGCGGAATACATCGCCCAAACAGTCCGGCCACGGGCCGCCGCTTCGCGCTCAAATTGATCCATCATAGTTTTTACTTTGCGGCCCGCCATGCCCGCGTCATTTAAAACGGCTTCGGCTTGATCGGGGGTGATAGTTTTTTGAGCCCATGCCCGCCAAGTATTAACCCGCGTTAAAAATTGCTCACATTGTTCCTCGATAAAACCGGCGAATATTGCGGGGGTAAATCCGGAAGTATGGCG